GCTAAGACTTTTATCTATGCGTTTCTATATGGTGCAGGTGATGGCAAGATTGGTGAGATTGTAGGGGGCAGTGCAGAAGATGGCAAAAAGCTTAAAGAAAAATTCTTTAAAAAATTGCCTGCTATTCGGAGCTTGGTCGATCTGGTTGCTAGGGTGTACAAGGATACTGGTATGCTCAAGGCGCTAGACGGCAACCCCTACCACATACGGTCAGCCCACAGTGCCTTGAACACCTTATTGCAAGGCGCAGGGGCATTGGTAATGAAGTACTATGTGATTTTCTTAGACCGCAGCTTGTCGGCTAAGTTTACAGCAGGTACTAATTACGAGTTTGTACTCAACGTCCACGACGAGGTGCAGATTGAGTGCGACGAAGAGATAGCAGATGAGGTAGCCAAGCTTGCAGAGGAAGCCTTTGATGATGTAACAAAGTATTTGAAGTTTCGTATCCCACTGAGGGGCACGGCTTCTATTGGAAACACTTGGGCAGAAACCCATTAAGGAGAGATATGACTTGTATTCACGCACTTGAGAAAAGTGTACTGGGGTGGGCTGATGACCGTGGCATCCTCGCTAACTCGACGGCCTCGCAACAGTTTCTTAAGCTTGTGAGCGAGATGGGCGAGTTGGCAGACAACATTGCCAAGGGGCGAGATACCCGCGACGACATAGGCGATTGCATGGTAGTGCTTACCATTATTGCCAATCTAATGGGGACAGACTTACACGAGTGTTTGTCTACCGCATGGGACGACATTAAGGATAGGAAAGGATACCTCAATGACAGCGGCGTATTTATTAAGGAATCAGACAACCCCCAACTCTCTCTGGGACTGTGACATGGAGACTGCGCTAACTAAACAGATAGGTGGAAGTCACTATAGCTTAGTGATACAACCTGTTGATTTCATTGTAAAAAATAATATTCCCTATCGAGAAGCGAATGTTATTAAATACGTAACACGACACAAATTAAAAAATGGAGCCGAAGATATTCGTAAGGCCATCCATTACTTAGAAATGATTTTAGAGGATTATAACAATGCTTGATTTTGCAAAAGACTTACTAGAGCGACACTACTGCCGACCCAACGAGACGGTCGAAGCGGCATTTAAACGTGCTTGTGATTGCTTTGGTTCGGATGCCGCCCATAGTAAGCGACTGCAAGAGTATATTAAAAAAGAATGGTTCATGTTTAGTTCGCCCATTCTGAGCAACGCACCAGCGGCTGGCGAGAAAGTCAAGGGGCTGCCTATCAGTTGTTTCCTGACCTACGTGCCAGACACCATTAAAGGGCTGTGCGACCACACTACCGAAGAGCGGTGGCTGTCGGTTAAAGGCGGTGGTGTAGGCGGTCACTGGTCATCTGTCCGTGCGATAAGCGATCAGACGCCAGGTGTCAACGGTTTCTTACACACAGTGGACGCCGACATGGTTGCTTACCGCCAAGGCAAGACCCGTCGTGGTAGCTACGCAGCCTACTTGAACATCTCGCATCCTGAGATTGTAGAGTTTATGAAGATGCGTACACCGTCTGGTGACCTTAACCGCAAGAACTTGAACCTGCACCACGGCATCAACATCACTACGGCGTTCTTGTACGCAGTGGAGAAAGACTTAGAGTGGTCTCTGATTGACCCCCACACACGTAAGATCACAGACACCATGCGTGCCCGTGAGCTTTGGGAAGAGATTATTACAACACGTTTCCGTACAGGTGAGCCGTACATCAATTACATTGACGAGGCCAACGAGCGGATGCACCCTGCATTGAAAGGGCTGAACCTTAAGATTAATGGTAGCAACCTGTGCAACGAGATTCACTTGCCTACCTCGGAAGACCGTACAGCCGTTTGTTGTTTGTCTAGCGTAAACCTAGCCAAGTTTGACGAGTGGGAGTTTGACAATTATTTTATTGGCGACTTAATTGAAATGCTTGACAACGTGCTTCAATTCTTTATTGACAATGCCCCTGACGAATTGTCTAAGGCTAAGTATTCAGCAGAACGTGAGCGGTCTTTGGGCTTAGGTGCTATGGGCTTTCACGACTACTTGATGCAACACAACGTACCGTTTGAGGCCAGCATCTCAATCAGTATTAACAAGGCGATGTTTAAGAACATTAAGTCTAAGGCAATGGAGGCAACACGAGAGTTGGCGATTACACGAGGCGAGGCACCTGATGGTGAGGGCTATGAAGTTCGTAACCTACACCTACTGGCAATTGCACCAAATGCTAACAGCAGCGTTATCCTTGGGGTCTCGCCTAGTATCGAGCCACGAGCATCTAACTGCTACACGCATAAGACACGAGTAGGCAGTCACTTGGTAAAGAACCCAGCTCTTGAAAAATTGCTGACAACTTTGGGATACAACAACGACACAGTCTGGAAGTCGATCATGGCGAACGAGGGTTCTGTAGCTCACTTGGACTTCTTGGCTGACAGCGACAAGGAAGTATTTAAGACAGCGTTTGAGATTGATCAGCGTTGGGTAGTAGAACACGCACGAGCAAGACAGGTTTACATCTGTCAAGGCCAGTCCGTTAATCTGTTCTTCCCTGCTGGCATCGACAAGAGCTATGTCAACATGGTACACCGTAGAGCGTTCAGACAGGCCGATGACTTAGGCGTACCGCTCAAAGGGTTGTACTACTTGCGTACGGAGTCAAGCACGAAGACTGAGAAAGTCAACGTAGAGATTAAACGAGACGCACTGCAAGACGGGGTACAGGGGGACTTGAACGAGTGTATAGCTTGTCAGGGCTGATGGAAGTAATTCTGTACTTGGGGGCGCTAGGTGCGCTCTTCAACTTTATACTACAGCTCCTTTGGTACTTTGAAATTAAACGTACCAATGGGGCTATGTCAAAAAACAATTTAAACAAGGTTGACGAATGAGCTTATTTGAAAGAAGCACAACATACAAACCTCTTAAGTACCCTCAAGCCGAGGAGTACCGACTGCAATCCGAAGACATTCATTGGATTGTTAAAGAGGTTGAGATGACTAAGGATTTAGAAGATTACAAATCCGCAACGCCAGAAGAGCAAGAGTATATTAAAAACATTCTCTCTATCTTTACACAGAGCGATTTTAATGTAGCTGCTGGTTATTTACCACTGATCAATTCAATCCAGAACAATGAGATTCGTGGAATGCTTACAAGCTTTATGGCTCGTGAGTTTATCCACCAAGAGGGCTATGCCCATTTAAACGAGAGCCTTGGGTTCTCAGATAGTTACTACACCGACTTCTTAAAACACAAAGAGACGCTGGCTAAGGACGAGTACATGGCGGTCACCAAGTCCAACGGCAACTTTGGCTTGGCTCTGGCTAAGGGCATCTTGCTAGAGGGTATCTCTTTGTTTGGTAGCTTTGCTATGCTTAAGAACTTTGAGCGACGTGGCAGGTACATGGGTATGTGTACGATCAACGAATGGTCGCTACGAGACGAGTCCCTGCACGTAGAGGGTAACTCTTGGCTATTCCGCACTTGGTGCAAAGAAAACCCTAATGAAATTAACGACAACTTTAAGTTACAAATTTACAACATGGCGAGAGAGATTGTACGCCTTGAGCAGGCATTTGTTGATTTTGCATTCGGTACTTACCAGCCGCTTAATCTACCACAAAGCGATGTTAAAAGCTACATTGAGTACATTGCGGACAGGCGGCTAACTCGCTTGGGGCTAAAGCCTAATTTTAACTGTTCCGAGAACCCACTACCGTGGATGGATGAACTAAACAACGGAAGCTCTCTGGCTAACTTCTTTGAGAAGCGAGTCACAGACTACTCGGTGGCAGGAATGTCAGGCGAGTTCACCTACTAAAGGACACAAATGGAACAATTTGAACTTGAACTAAATAAAATGTTTGGCAATAAAGAGCCAGGTCTGTTCGACAAGACAGTCCCGATTGTAAAGCATGGTAACACCTACCATTGTTTTATTACATCGGACATTGAAGCCCCTGCTGAGTACAGCGAGTTTTGTTATTTGCTGAATGTGGCAACTGCTAAGGATAAAATTATTCTTAATATTAACACAGGGGGCGGTCAAATTGATAGTGCGTTCCAAATTCTTGCGGCGCTCAAGAGGACAAAGGCTGATGTTACAGCCCGTATTGCAGGCACCGTAGCAAGTGCAGGTACGATCATTGCCCTTAAGTGTGCCAAGCTTGAGGTGGAGGATTACACCCACTTTATGATTCACAACTATTCTACGGGTACGCAAGGCAAAGGCCACGAAGTTATTGATTATATCAACTTCAACGACAAAGACCTACAGAATACATTTAGAGAAATCTACACAGGTTTCTTAACGGAACAAGAAATTGCTGACGTACTGCGCGGTAAAGATATGTGGCTCACTGCTGACGATGTGCGTGTTCGTTGGGCTGCCAAACAAGGAGCTACCAAATGAAAACAATATTATTAGACATCGAGACAGCACCATCATTGGCATACGTCTGGGGGGTGTGGAAACAGAATGTAGGGCAGAAACAGTTAGCAAGTCATACGAGGATAATGTCCTCTGCTGTAAAAGACCTAGAGGGTGACGATATCCGCTACTACGAAAGCCGTGGCGATAACGACCGAGAGATTGTACAAAAAATTATCAAAGAGCTAGATGATGCTGACTTTGTAATTGCCCACAACGGCAAGAAGTTTGATATCCCAGTGATCAACGCAAGAGCGGTTGTAAACGGCATCAAGCCCCCTAGTCCTTACCGAGTTATTGATACCCTGCTGATCGCCAAGCGAGAGTTTAGGTTTATTAAAAACTCGTTAGAGAACTTGGCGATTGAACTTAATGTGCCATCGCGTAAGCTTGGACATGGTAAGTACCCAGGTTTTGAATTGTGGCTTGCTTG